AAGACAGCGCGATCAACTCACGCTCCGCCGCGGCGCCTCGGGCGAACACTTCCTGGCTGGACGCGCCGAAATCCGCGCTGACCTTGCCCGCCATGTAGTTGACCCAGGCGTCCTGGCAGCGCACCGGCACATCGTCCAGCGGCCAATCAATCAGGCCCAGGTCCAGCATGGAGGCGTGCGCGCTGCGCATCGTCTTCACGATGTCCTGGGCCTCTTTGGCCTCCGGGCTTTCGTCCGCGTCCAGGATGCCCAGGCGCTTCATGACGCGCTCGGCCAGTTCAGTCGGCGTTGGCATTCTTCATGGCCTCATCGACCTGCTTGATCAGGGTTTTCAGGCCCTTGCGCTTGTCGAGTTCCAGCTTCAGGTTCTCGCGCGCCCAGGCTTCCAGCTTGTCTTTGCTGTCAGTCGGGAACGGGTATTCTTTCTCGGGCGGTTTGGGCGCCTGATCCTCGACCTCAAAAAATCGGTTGCCGCGCAGCTTGCGCAGGCGGGGGCCGTCATAATCCACGGCTTTGCCGGGCTCGAACGCCACGCCGTCAAACTCCACGGCTTTGGATTCGCCCCGATAGATGACTTTCGTCATGTCCAGCTCCAGAAGAAAAAGGGCCCCGAAGGGCCCTGGAAGGGTTTAAGCGTCGGCGACGCCGGCGACGTAGGTGGTCACCACGCCCCAGTCCTTGGCGTTCGCGGTGCCCTGGGCGTACTGCAGCTTCTCGACGCCGCGCATCTCCATGAAGCCCACGCCGTAGCGGAATCCGTAGTCGTCTTCCTTACGGGTGGTGGACTTGGTGCGCATGGCCCAGGCTGCTGCAAGCGCCTGTGCGCCGCAGAGGTAGCAAGGGGCTACGTCGATGGCCGGAGTGCCGGCGCCAACGCCAGAGATAACGCCGATTTCCGGGATCTCGCGCACGATCACGCCATCCCAGTGAATCGAGGTCGGGCCGCTGAACAGCGGGTTGTCCTTCCCGGCCTGCATGGCGTCGTTCCAGAACTTGTTGGTCACCATCCAGTTGCGCAGGTCGCGGAACGCCTTGGTGTTGACGAACATCACGAAGGTTTCCATGTCCTCGCCGTAGCGGAACGGGCGGATACCATCGCCGTTCACGGTCACCGCGTCCTGAGCGGTGCGCTTGGCCAGGGACACCAGGTCACCGGTCAGCTTGTCGTCGGTGGCGTCGATGTTCGCCAGAGACGCCGCGTGATCGCTCGCCACGAAGTTGCCCGCCTCGGCGCCGTAAAGCACCCGGTCGCTGTTGCCGTCGTGCCAGGTGTTCTTCTGACCGGTGGTTGCGGTGCCGTAAGCTACGCCGTTGATGCTGCCCAGCGCGCCGATGATGTCGTTACGCAGGTAGCGCATCTGCAGGTCGCGCAGGGCGACTTTGCCGGCGTTACGGATGTTGATCGGCGACGCCTGCTCTTCCTCGACGTTCACCAGGGTGGCGTCACGCACAACGCCCACCGGGATACGATGACCGTCGTTCGGCAGCGCCTTTTCATTGCCCACCAGATCGGAAGAGCCGGTGTTCGGGCCGCCGCTGGAATCCAGGGCGCCGACCAGGGGGATGGTGATCGCGTCGCCGCGCTTCTTGGTCAGGTCTTCTTTGACCTGGATGATGCTGTTTTCAGTGCTGCCCATGTACCGCTTAAAGCGGTTCGCGCGGACGTACTCGATGTGGGCTTTGTCGTCCCACTGTTTGACGCGGTTGGCAGTGCTGATCGTGGTTTCAGCCATGATAATTACCTCTCAGATTCGGAAAGCGGCCGGAGCCGCGCTGATTACTTCAGGATCTCGTCGAGAGGGGTTGGGCCGGCGTAGTCGTCGGACGTGAGTCCACCTTTTGAGGATGTCGAAGCCAGGGACGGATCGATGGCCGCCTCTTTGTCTGCCTTCTTCTTCTGCTCCGCTTCGATCTCCTTGCGCACCTTCGCTTCCACGTCTTTGCGCACGTCGGCTTCCAGCTTGGCCTTGTACGAATCCACGTCTTTCATGGCGTCGTACTCGGCAGCTTTGCGGGCCGTTTCGTAGGCAAATCGGGCAGGGTTGACGCTTTTCTGCAGCTCGGTGCGGAGCGCGGGGTTTTCCTGGGCCATTTCCATGAACCGGGCCTCCATGTCGTCGTAGTCCTCGTGCTGGCTACGCATGAATTCCTGGCTCAGCTCGACCTTTTGCTGGTACAGCCGGGCTTCGATCTGCTGCGACTGGTGCTGGGCGGCCTTCTCGGGATCTGCCCACCAATCCGGCGCCTGTTCCGGCTCCTTCTTGGATTCCAGGTCCCTCAAACGCTGTTCCAGCTCCTGACGCTTGCGCCGCTCATCGAGAACGGCTTTCTTGGTCCAGGGTTCATCCTCGGTGGTCTCGCTGGCTTTCGATTCCGGCGTCGAATCGTCTTTCTTTTCCTCGGCTTCCTCCGTCTCGGTTTCCTTGTCGGTCTCCGTTTCGGTGGTTTCCTCGGTCTCGCCCGTTTCCTGCTCCTTGGTTTCCTCGGCCTCTTCGGTCTCGGTTGCCTCGGGCAGGTCTTTGTCGCTCAGCATGTCTTCAAGACTCGTTTCGCTCATTTCCCTCTCCATCGCGACCGTCTAGCGCGTCGTCCGCTTTCCGCCCGCTCCCCGGCGTCGGGGCACAAAAAAGCCCGCTCAAGGCGGGCTTCGTCGTGCAGGTGATCTGCTTAGATGTTTATGTTTGGCGCCACGTCCGGGAATGCGCGAACCGTGGCGTTCTCGAGCCGCTTCTGGTCGGTCTCGATTCGGGTTTGCTCGATGTCGGCGGCGGTCTCTTCCACCTCCGCCTGGGTCTTCTGGATGTCGGCCTGCTTCTGGGCGAGTTCCAGCTGGGCCATCATTTGCTGCATTTGCTGCTGCATCTGCTGGACCTGGGCCATCATCTGGGCTTGCTGCGGGTCACCCTTCAGCTTGTCCATGATCGCGTCTTTGTTGCGCAGGCTGGACAGCTGCAGGATCAGCTCGAACGGCACTTCCTGCGGGCCGTAGACCTTGGCCAGCTCAGTCATCACCTCGAACTGCTCCTGCTGGACGGTCAGGGTGTCCGGCGCTTCGTCGATGATGATGTCCACGTCGATCTCGGCCACGTTGTTGCGCGTGGTGTACGGCTCATTCAGGCGCGGGTCCTGGATCTGGACCATTTGCTGCAGGGCCTGAGCGGCGCGTTCGTCGCCCTGCTCGGCTTGCTCCTGCAACTGCTCGCCGATGGTCACCGGCTGGTTCAGCCCCACCCACTTCAGGTTGTCTTCGTCGTCGGTGACCCGCACCCAGCGCTCTTCGTCCCAGAACTGCTTGATTCGCGCCCAGATTTGCCGGTAGCACCGCTTCTTCCAGTGCCGGTGAGCGTCCATCAGCGGGCCGATCTCAAGCTGGGCGTTGTTCTGCAGGCTGCGGATGGCGCGGCCGCTCAGGTCCTGCTCGTTGATGCCCTGCAGGATGTTCGAGGCACCGCGGGCGTCCATCTCCTGCTTGGCTTCCCGGAGCAGGTCGGCCTGGCCGGCGGCCAGGTCGGTGTTCGACTGGATCTGGGCGCGGCCATCCGCCAGCGTGCCGGACGGGAACTCCACTGCCCCGTCGGGCAGCTTGAGCTGTTCTGCCACCTTGCGGGCGTTCGGCACCGCACCCTGCTCATACCAAAGCTGCCGGGTGGACAGCATGTGCAGCGCCTTGGACCGGCGGTGGTTGATCTCGTCTTGCAGGCCCAGCATCGAGTGCACCAGGCCGTAGCGCTCGCCGTCGCGGGTGATGTAGCCGTGCACCAGCTCAATCGGGCACATCGGGTCGCCGTATTCATCCACCAGCGGTGACGGTTTGGCGTCCATCAGGAACAGTTGGTCGGTGAAGTGCGCGACGTGCCACACACCCTCGTGGCGGAAGTAGTGCTGGCAGACCTTCACCCGCTTGCGCCGGCCGTCCACCCATTTCGGCTTGTCGTCGAACGTATCGCCGGCACTGCGTGAGGTTTGCAGCTCGGTGATCTGCTCCGCTTTCTTCGGGTACCGGCGCTTGGCGTCCGCCATGTCCATCCAGACGACGATGCCCAGGTAAGAAGCGTCGCTGAAATCGCGCTTTCGGCTGTACGGGTCGTAGTAGCAGCGGTCGAACGGAATGAAGTTGACCTCGATCTCCACCTGCCCGCGCTTCATCACCGGTTCGATGATGGCGCCGGCGTAGCCCTCGACGATCAGGCCCTGCTCGAACACCTCCGACGCCACCTGGTCGAACTCGGTGTTGTCGGCCACGTACCGCAGCGCATCGGTGACCGCGTCCGCCGCCTGTTCGTGGTCCTGGGTCCGAGGGAAGGCCCGCGGGTCGCTGCGCTGCTGGCGCTCCAGGCCCACCAGGAAATCGACCTTGGCCGGAATCTTCGGGATCACCAACGGCGCCTGCTTGCGGCGCTTCAGCTCTTCCAGCTGCTCGCCGGTCCACTGCTTGAGGTCGCGATAGTCCCGGGCCTTCTCGGAGAGCGCCCGCGCCTCGTTCGTGGAATCCTCGAATTCCTCAAACTGAGTGCGCAGCTGCTCTACTGTCAGCTCGTTCACACGGTCTTCCACGATTCGTCGGCCTCAAAGTCGTCGTCGGTGTAGTCGTCCAGCGGGTCGCGCTCGACCTGTTCCGGCGTCATGTCGTAGCCCCGGAGGCCGGCGGAAATCATCGGCTCCAGCGCGTACCGGATGGCATCGATGTAGTGGTTATTCAGGTCCACCGGGATCGGCAGGATGTCGCCGGACAGGCGGTCGATCTTGTAGGAATAAAGCCTTGCTTCCCGCGCCGTCTCTTCGCAGCGCGGGTGGATGATGATCTTGCGGTAGCTGCGCAGGTGCTGAATGCCGTCCTCGACACTGCCCTGGCGCTTCTTCACGCCGACGACGATGGGCAGGCCGTGGCGCTTCAGGAAGCTGATGCTCTCCGGCCTGGCGTTGTCCGCCCTGACGGTGTGCTCGGCGATGCCCGGGATGCGCTCTTTCAGGAACGCCGGTGTGTCGTCCAGCTCCAGGCCCGTTTTGCCGCCCTCGTATTCGACCCACAGGCATTCGTCGTGAATCCAGCAGCGCACCGCAGCGGTCGGGTCTTGGGCAAAGCCGAAATCCAGCCCGTAATACGGGCCGTTCCACTTCTCGCCCGGGGTGAATTCCTCGATCTCCCATTTGCCGGCGAGGATCTGGCTGTCGGTGCGCGTGACGCAGGCGCCCTCCCAGATGTGGGCGTAATAGTCTGGGTCGCGGCGCAGGTCGTTCTTGCGCTCTTCCTCCAGCTCCGCCGGGAACCAGGGGTTGTCGTTGTAGTTGAGCCTGATGATCCGACTGTTCGGCGGCGGATCCAGGACAAACCGCTTGTTGGTCGGGCTGTCCTCGTTCTCCGGGTTCCAGGTGAGCCAGATTTCAGAGCCCGGAGCTCGGATGGTCGGAATCAGATTCTTCCAGCTCTGCTCGGAAACCGTCTCAGCCTCTTCTACCCAGCAAATATCCACGCCGCTGGTGGATTTGATCTGCTGGTAGTTGAGCCGCAGGCCCTTGAACAGATACTCCGTGCCGTTTCTGCCCCGGATGTAGCTCTCGCCGATCTCGTAATGCTCAGCCAGCCACGGATAGCTGCGAATGGCTGCCGCCACCTCGGCGTGCACCGAGTCTTTCAGGCTGTTCTGCA